AGTGAAAACCCTGTGGGTAAAAGCCTGGAGCCAATTTAAAATATGTATTTTTATGTTTTTAATTGCGCTCTGCGCTTTCAAATGGTGGTTTTCTCTCCTCGTCCATAGTTGGACCACCCAACTATGGTTCTATACCCGTGTGCAACCTCATATAAGGTAGACCCGTGAAAAAGTAATTGCTATAATCTTCAGCAGCTGCTGTATAAAACAGCACACAATTCACCATCGCACCTTCAGCCCTATGTCGACCTAAACAAGTGAATGTTAGGTAACTGTCAGCAGCCTTGGTCAATTCAAAATTGTATCTTTTCCCTGGATCAAACCTATGATAGTGTTGATACGGAACTTCGATATTTAAGACATTATTGGTCTCATTTGTCACTGCACATCCCGGGTGACCCCGATCTAAAGGGGAATCAGATAAATTAACAACTTCATTAAATGTTGTACCCAGACTTTGAAAATCTGTCCTCTCATCCCGATCAAGTACGAGCCCTCCAGCACTAGTTCTGCGTTCACAATGATACACAGCATTACCTTCCATTCTGAAGACGGCTTTCCATCGGACAGCCCCTCGATGACCAGCATGCATTAAATTCAAATACTGGTAATAGCTCATTGAAGTGTATGCATAAGGAATAACTCCCGTTGTTGTGGATGCATCTGGATGTTCACCTGGCATAATTCCAAACGCCGGTAAAGTATATTTCCATAATCCAACTGAGTTATCTTTAGCGACCGGTGCTCTTACAAGTCTTGCATGTGTAAATGTAAATCTCTTGAGTAAAGGTCTAAAAGACTTGATAGATTCACCCATATAAATCAAATTCTTATCTGGTATGGCATGTAATTCGCCCACTTCATACGTGGAATCTGTCCTATCTGGATTGTCCTGCTCTGTCAAATTAATAGATGCCCCTTTATCATTTTCCATTCCGGATTGTGGGGCAACTTCTGGAATTTGGGTGTTGTCAGCATAAGGTGCAAGAAACCTCAATCGATTAGCAGGTGATGCTACCTCAAAATCATCCCCTGCAGAAACGTGGATCACTATTCCAATATTTGGGATAATAGATGGGTCAACTGAAGTAAGCTGATTCTCCACATATATATTAAGCGAACCATTATCAGATGCTGAGTTTGGCAGATTTAGAAATGGAGCATTAGTGGAAATAGAATCCTCACCCCATGTCTTAAAATTGTCCTCTGTAAAATTGGCACACCTTAACCACGTCCTTGCCTGTTGTGGCTTAACCGAAATCACGAAATCCGGTTCTTGTGCAATGTCCACTACTTTGACAACAGAACGGGCAAGTAAATCATCAACACCGGGATCAACTCTGCCTGTGGGATCATACACAATTCTCAAACGTCCCTTATGTAATCCGCACGCCGTAACTGTGAACCTGAAATTAATGGACCCTGTCCAATAGTCAAATGGAAATGCTGCAGCCGCCAAAGCTGTAAAAGCTAAACCGCTTTCCTGATCTGATCGTCGGACTATATATAAAGGATTGACTTTCATCTGCGCTATTCTGGTATTTTGTGGATCAGTTCCTGTCCAATCGAAAGTCACATAATATGAATCTCTCGAAGCAATGGACAGTATATCATACGGATCATGATCACTAGCGCCTGAAATAGTAGGCGATATAGTAAGCTCCTGCTTATCATCAACTGCTAATTTTTCTATCAGTGTAGGTGTAGTAGTTGAAGCTAATAATCCTGCAGGTGAATGCGAATATCTCATTGGTTCAGCAGTGATACTAGGTCTTGAATACCCAAGCAAAGCAGCTGCATTTGATATCATTCTAGCACCCTTAGCTGTAGCGGTTATCAAACCACTAATCCTTGGCGACGCACCAACAACCCGTTTTATAAATCCAAGAGCAGTTGCGCGATGCTCTACAATACCATCTTTATTTGCATCATCCTGTTCCTTACCAGACTGGGGCTCTATATTAGATTCAGTTAATCCTGTGACAAAAACATCCTCGAACCAAGCATAAATATTCACATCTATGTCAATTGTAACACCCTGTGCATGTCTCAAAGGTGCTATCACGTCAAATTCAAGTTCTCCCATGTTCATATAATCATCTGAAATGAGGTCAATATAGTCTTTATGAAAATGGAAGGGAATTTTCATCGTCCCTCCCGTCGATGTTGTAGGGTTCATAAGTATTCTAGGTAACTGAGATAAAATGCATGATCTACCACGTCCAACTGTCGTCTGTGTGCCAGCATCGTTTAAGGCCTCAGGAAAATATCTATAAGCAAGTTGTGCTCTACCATGGTAAAACGCATTACCATTTAAAACAACCTTAATGCATAAATTTCCTCTAAACAACTTGTGACCTGTTAAACGATCATTTAAAAACTGATCATTAAATAGTTTTGACCATACATTAGTAAATCTTCCCTGGCTACCATTTTCTATTTGCCATTTAAATGAATCAACACGTCTTGCCCTACCAAGATCATCTTTTAACGTAGTCGTGTTGTCATCTCGTGCGTACCTAAGACTATCCAGTTGACCTGGAACCATTGTTCCGAATCCTCCATCTGCATCTGTAAATTGCACGTTTAATGGGTATTCAATATTTGAACCTTTGTTACTATTGAGTTCCTGTCCAGATTGTGCAACAAATGGTGTTACGTCATCTATATGACTCACGCGAACGCGAATCAACGATAAAAGACTATCAACCATATCCATCATTCTACATATTTCATCTTTCTCAGTCATAGATAAAAACGATGTAGAAAGCACATTTCCTTCCATATTGTTTGTTATAACTTGCAAATGTTGGATGTCCCTCTTTATCCCATCTGGAAAGTGGAAGAAATCAGAAGTGTTCTCCAAAGAACTTTGCACTTTATAATTGCCCGAATCCACGGGACTTGCAGTTTTATTTTGTGTATTTAAACATTTGGTGACGTCAAAATATAAATCTAGGTCAAACGTCATTCACTAGATATTATTTACGTTTTTCGGCCAGGCACCTTTAGTAAATACTAATCTCCTAAGAATCCTGTTCATCGACGAAGCCTAGATCGCGCTCGGGGTGTAAACCGACCTCGTACTCGTCTGGTATCCATACGTCGATAGAATCATTTAACTGCACTCCGGTCCCCCACTGATTCCGCGGGGGAAGTTTTAAGGACTTTAACTTGCTGTCACTAACGCTTTGATTGCCATATTTAAGAAACCACCAAATAAACCAATCTTCATATGATTTATCTAAGTTCCTACACATGTGGTCAATTTCAGCTTCACGAGCCACTTTTTGCAACTCGCTACGGCGTCTTTCATATACTTCTTTTCCGTGAAAATAGAAGTCACACAAAGACGTATCAATGTTTTCTGCACAACTCTCGTTGACAGACATTCCATTCCCAGATTTGTGTAATATACAATGCAATCTCTTAAATATAGATCTCTCAGATAAGGCTCCTACTTCTGTGCCATCTGGCTGAACTACTGTAAATCTTTGCAAAAATACCACATCATCAATTGGTATAAATGGAATAAGTTCCGAGTCCTTGTCCGGCATAGTGTACTGCTGCCCATGTTCCTTCAAAAATTCGTGTATAGAAACAATGTTAAACTTTGTGCACTCAGCCGAAACTGTTCCAATGTTATCATCCCCATACGTGATCAGAGATACATTATCTCTAAAATTCATGTGAGGATACAAGCTGTAAAAGCACATTCTCCATTGAAGTGCTCCTACAATTCCATTTATAATGACAGTTAGCGAATTACCACTAATATGTGAACCCTGTGTGAATGAAATTACATCACCATTCATGGCCACAATAGGATAAACAATATCAGTTGTCATATTCCGCATAACTGTCAAGTCTTGTTCATTATAACCAGCAACTTCAGCCATACCAATTAAAATGTCGAACGCTGCTAAAATCATTTGCGTTGGCATTTTCTGGTCGTACTTACTGTAGTCACCTGCTATAATGTGATCTTTTCCGTGTGTCATAATGAATTGG